CGTGGCCTGTGATTCGTGTCGAGGGCCCGTTGGAGTCGTGGTCTGTGCAGATTGATGGTTTGCGTGTGTCTTCGGACTATCCTGTCGAGGAATATGATTGGATTACTATTGATACGGATCCTCGGAAGCAGTCTGCTTTGTTGAACGGGTTTGAGGATGTGATGGATCGTTTGATCGAGTGGGAGTTTGCTCCTATTCCGCCTGGCGGTTCGAAGAGTGTGAATATTGAGATGGTTGGTTTGGGTGCCATTGTTGTGTCGGTGCAGTACAGGTTTTTGAGGGCTTGGTGAGCGGTTGTGGCTGGTCTTGTTCCGCATGTAACGTTGTTTACGCCTGATTATCGTCGTGTGGCGCCTATCAATTTTTTTGAGTCGTTGAAGTTGTCGTTGAAGTGGAATGGTTTGTCGACGCTGGAGTTGGTGGTGTCTGGTGATCATTCGAGGCTTGACGGGTTGACGAAGCCGGGGGCGCGGCTGGTTGTTGATTATGGTGGTGGCCAGATTTTTTCTGGGCCTGTGCGTAAGGTGCACGGGGTTGGGCCTTGGCGGTCTTCCCATGTGACTATTATGTGTGAGGATGATATCCGCCTGTTGTGGCGCATGTTGATGTGGCCTGTGAATTATCGTCCCGGTTTGGTGGGTATGGAGTGGCGTGCTAATAAAGATTATGCCCACTATTCAGGTGCGGCGGAGTCGGTGGCTAAGCAGGTGTTGGGGGATAATGCTTGGCGTTTTCCGCCCGGTTTGTTTATGACCGATGATGAGAGTCGTGGCCGCTATATTAAGGATTTTCAGGTGCGGTTTCACGTGTTTGCCGATAAATTGTTGCCGGTGTTGTCGTGGGCTCGGATGACTGTTTCGGTGAACCAGTTTGAGAATAAGGTGAAGGATCAGCGTGGTTTGGTGTTTGATTGTGTGCCGGCGGTGACTCGTAAGCATGTGTTGACTGCCGAGTCTGGTTCGATTGTGTCGTGGGAGTATGTGCGTGACGCCCCTAAGGCTACTTCGGTGGTGGTTGGTGGCCGCGGCGAGGGTAAGGATCGGCTGTTTTGCGAGGATGTTGATTCGATGGCCGAGGATGATTGGTTTGATCGTGTCGAGGTGTTTAAGGATGCCCGTAACACGGATTCTGAACATGTGCATCTTATTGATGAGGCTGAGCAGGTGCTGTCCGAGTTAGGGGCCACGTCGGGATTTAAGATTGAGTTGGCTGAGTCGGATGTGTTGCGGTTTGGGCCTGGTAATCTTATGCCGGGTGATCTTATCTATGTGGATGTGGGCTCGGGGCCTATTGCGGAGATTGTGCGGCAGATTGATGTGGAGTGTGATTCGCCGGGTGACGGGTGGACGAAGGTGACACCTGTTGCGGGGGATTATGAGGATAATCCGTCGGCGTTGCTAGCGCGCCGTGTGGCTGGTTTGGCTGCAGGTGTGCGGGATTTGCAAAAATTCTAGAAAAGATTAGGGGTTTGTTGTGGGTATTGTGTGCAAGGGTTTTGATGGTGTGTTGACCGAGTATGATTGGGCTCAAATGTCTGGTCTGATGGGTAATATGCCGTCTGTGAAGGGTCCTGACGATTTTCGTGTCGGCACTACGATTCAGGGTGCCACAGTGTTGTGTGAGGTGTTGCCGGGGCAGGCGTGGGCTCACGGGGTGATGTGCACGTCGAATAGTGTTGAGACGGTGACAGGGCAGCTGCCTGGTCCTGGTGAGACTCGCTACGACTATGTTGTCCTGTCGCGGGATTGGGAGCAGAATACGGCCAAGTTGGAGATTGTTCCTGGGGGGCGTGCGGAGCGTGCCCGTGACGTGTTGCGCGCCGAGCCTGGCGTGTACCATCAGCAACTGTTGGCTACTTTGGTGGTGTCGTCTAACGGGTTGCAGCAGCAGCTTGACAGGAGGGCTATAGCGGCGAGGGTGGCGTTTGGTGAATCTGCGGCTTGCGACCCGACCCCAATGGAGGGTGACCGTGTGATGGTTCCTTCTGGGGCTGTGTGGGCTAACCATGCCAACGAGTGGATGTTGTTGTCTCCGCGGATCGAAACGGGTTCGAAGTCGATCATGTTTGGTGGTTCTGCTGTGTATGCTTACACGATCCCGTTTGGCCGCCAGTTTACGTCTCCGCCGGTTGTGGTGGCGTCTATGGGTACGGCGGCTGGTGGCACGGCACAGATTGATGTGAAAGCCTACAATATTACTGCCAAGGATTTTGGTTTGGCGTTTATCACGAATGACGGCTCGAAGCCTTCTGGTGTGCCTGCGATAGCTAACTGGATTGCTGTGGGCGTGTGACTGGGCTGTTGTTGTGGCCGTTGGTGTGATGTTGGGGGGCTGTGGTGTCGTGGTTTACTCCTGCACTGGTGGCCTCTATTTGTACCGCGTTGGCCACGGTTTTGGGTTCTGTTCAGGCGGTCACATCTAAATCTCGGAGGCGTTTGCGCCGCCTGTCGGCTCAGGTGGATGCGATGGAAGAGTATACGTGGGGTGTGCGGCGTGAGGTTCGCCGGTTTAACGCCGGGCTTCCTGATGGGGTTGATCCGCTTGTGTTGCCTGATCCGCCCGGTTTTTTGCAGGATTCGTTGGGGGGGTGAGTGATGAGGGAGTTGGAGGAAGAGAAGCGGCAGCGCCGCAATTTTGAGAAGGCTTCACTGGTGTTGCTGTTTTTGTCGCTTGTACTACTGGCGGTGGTTGCTGTGGGTGCTTTACGTTTCGGGGCTGTGGCTTCTGAGCGGGATTCGGAGCAGGCGAGGGCCCAGTCGAATGGTACAGCTGCCAGGGGGTTGGCTGCCCGTGTGAAGCGGGTGTGTACCCAGGGTGGCGTGGAGTCTGCGCGGCTTCACCGGTCTGGTTTGTGTGTGGATGCTGTGCGCACGGAGCGGAGTGTGCAGGGTGTGCCGGGTCCTGCCGGTGAGCGCGGCCCGCAAGGCCCTGCAGGGGTTGACGGCCGGGATGGTGTTAATGGTTCGGCTGGGCTGGTTGGCCCTATTGGTCCGCAGGGGTCCCCGGGTTTGAATGGTGTGAAAGGTCCTGACGGGTTGCCCGGTGCTAACGGCAAGGATGGTGTGAACGGTGTTGATGGTCGGGATGGTTCGGTTGGTGAGCGTGGTGATGTGGGCCCTTCAGGTCCTGCCGGCCCGCCTGGTGCACAGGGTGAGCGGGGCCCCGCCGGTGCGAACGGATCCGATGGTAAGGACGGTAAGGATGGTGCAGACGGGCGTGATGGGCGTTCGGTTGTGTCCGTGTACTGTTCCGGGGGTCGCCTGTTTGTGAAATATAGTGACGGTGCGGCTTCCACGATATCGGGTTCGGTGGCCTGCGAGAGTGTGAAACCATCGCCTATAGTTACCGTGTCATCCCGCAAATAGAAGAAGAGGGAAGGGTGTTACTGATGTTGGTCGTGTTTGGGGGTGGCGTGTTGTGAGATACATTCCTGCGGCGCATCACTCGGCCGGTTCTAATTCTCCGGTGAACCGGGTTGTGATTCATGCAACATGCCCGGATGTGGGGTTTCCGTCCGCCTCGCGTAAGGGGCGGGCGGTGTCTACAGCGAACTATTTCGCGTCCCCGTCGTCTGGTGGTTCGGCGCATTATGTGTGCGATATTGGGGAGACGGTGCAATGTTTGAGTGAGTCTACGATTGGGTGGCATGCCCCGCCGAATCCGCATAGTTTGGGTATAGAGATTTGCGCGGATGGGGGTTCGCACGCCTCGTTCCGGATACCGGGTCATGCTTACACAAGGGAGCAGTGGCTGGATCCTCGCGTGTGGCCTGCCGTAGAGAAGGCCGCCATCCTGTGTAGACGTTTGTGTGACAAATATAATGTTCCGAAGAGGAAGCTTAGTGCAGCCGATTTGAAGGCTGGCAGGCGGGGCATCTGTGGGCATGTGGATGTTACGGATGCGTGGCATCAGTCGGATCATGACGATCCTGGGCCGTGGTTTCCGTGGGACAAATTTATGGCCGTAGTCTGCGGCGGCAGTGGAGATAGTGAGGAGTTAACTGTGGCTGATGTGAAAGCCTTGCATGATCAGATTAAACAATTGTCTGCTCAGCTTACTGGTTCGGTGAATAAGCTGCACCACGATGTTGGTGTGGTACAGGTACAGAATGGCGATTTGGGTAAACGTGTCGAGGCTCTGTCGTGGGTGAAGAATCCGGTGACGGGGAAGCTGTGGCACACCAAGGATGCCCTGTGGAGCATCTGGTATTACGTGCTGGAGTGTCGTAGCCGTATTGACAGGCTTGAGTCTGCTGTCAACGGTTTGAAAAAGTGATGGTGATCTGTTGTGGGTAAACAGTTTTGGTTAGGTTTACTGGAGCGGGCGGCTAAGACTTTTGTGCAAACGTTTGTTGCTGTGTTGGGTGTGACGGCGGGTGTCACTTATACTGCGGAGTCGTTTCGCGGTTTGCCGTGGGAGTCTGCCCTGATTACGGCCGGGGTGGCTGCGGTGTTGTCGGTTGCTACATCGTTTGGTAACCCGTCATTTGTGGCTGGCAAGCCAGGCAAACAGCCTCAGGTGGATGCGGGTTTGGTTCCACCGGATGATGGGGGCATGGTTGAGCCGCACTCGGTGGATGTGTCGGATCCTGGCATGATAGAGCCGATAGATGATGCAGATGTTGCCGGCTATGTGCCGAAGCGTGCAGCCGAGTCTGAGGTTGGCACGGTAGAGTCTACTGTTGCATAATTGAACATAGATGTGTGCCCCAGCGGTGCTGCCACGATCGTGTGGTGGTTGCCGATGGGGCACTATTTCTGTATATGCGGTGTGGCTATGATTCGTGGTTGTTGATGGTGTCTTCGAGCATCTGATACAGGTGGAGGCAGGTAGAGATCGTATCGCTGGCCTGGTCTAGAACATCCTGGCCGATAACATTTTTATGGTTGTCACGGTGACAGGTGATAGCCCACATGATCTCGTCGGATGCCGCCTGCAATAGTTTGGCCTGGTATGCGATTCCGGCGAGCCAGTCTAGTGCTTCCTGGTTTGCATAGGGGTTCTGGTCCTCGCTGTTGCCACGGGTGTTGCTGTTGTTTGGGTGTCCTGCACTGTCGCATAACCACAGGATTTCGCTGCACTCGTCTAGCGTGTCCTGGTCGATAGCGAGATCGTCGAGGCTGACTTCGTTGACGGTAAGGTTCACGTTGTCGAGGGAGATGGGTACACCGTACTGGTTTTCGACACTGTCAACAATGTTTTCCAGCTGTTGCATGTTGGTGGGCTGTTGTTGGACGATACGGTGTATCGCTGTGTTGTGTGTGTTGTTCATCGTGTTATGCCATTCCTTCGTTATCGTCTGGCATGTAGTATGTGCTGTTTGCGTACTCGGTTAACGTCATCAGTGTTTGGTCTGCCCACTGTTTCACAGTCTGCCGGGTTACTCCGAGTCGCTGTGCGGCTGTGGCGTAGGTTTGGTCGTATCCGTAGACTTCACGGAATGCCGCCAACCGTGCCAAATGTTTTCGCTGTTTGGATGGTTCACAGGATAGGGTGTAGTCGTCGATGGCTAGCTGTAGATCGATCATGGCGACAAGATTGTTGCCATGATGTTGTGGCGCGGTTGGTGGGGGTGGCATGCCTGGCTCCACTGATGGTTTCCATGGTCCGCCGTTCCATATCCATTGGGCGGCTTGGATGATGTCGGCTGTGGTGTAGGTTCGGTCCATGTGTCATCCCCTGAACAGGTTGTCGAGGTTGTCTGGGTTGCTGGTGTTGGTGGTGTCGAATCGTCCGACGCAGTGGCAGTAGTCGTACATGAGTTTGATAATGTGTTGGTGGTCGCCGAGGTAGGTGTTTCCGCTGATGCTGTAGGTGGCTGTGCCGTCTTTGCTGATAGTGTATTTGGCGGTGATGGTTTCGGGTGTTTCGGTGTTGGTGATGATTGCTGTGGTGGTGGCGCCTACGGTTTGTAGCCTGGTGGTTTGGGTTCCGTCGTCGAGGATTGTCGTGACCATTGTGGGGTTCTCCTTTTAGTTGCTGGTTTGGCTGTCGGCTAGATGAATAATATCGGGTAAAGGTTTCGGTTGGTCTAGGTGTTGTATGGTTTTGTTGGCTAGCCGTTTGGCTACCCTGTAGCACATTTTGGTGTAGTGTTTGTTGTCTAGGTTGTGGTATTGTTCCCGCACCGCAATATATAGCAAAGAGTCTTGGTATAGGTCGTCTGCACTGATTGCGGGGTAGTGTGTGGCTGTTTTGGTGCATGCCCGGTTGAGTGTGCGTAGATGCTGGTTTGTGGCCCACACCCACGATGCGGTGGTGGCTAGGTATGCTTTTGTTGGTCGTCTGCTCATGACACTATTTCATCTCGCTATCTGATAGTTGTTTGGTGTTTTGTTGTTGATAGTGTAGCACACTAGTCCGGGGTGGCCGGTAGTGCCTGTGCGGTGCCGGAACCATGTGGATTCGCCTTCCATGGATGGGCATTGGATGAAGGTGCGTTGTCCTTGCTCGGAGATTTCTAGGTGGTGCCGGTGCCCGGCCATGAGAATATTAGATGTGGTGCCGTTGTGGAATTCTTGGCCGCGCCACCATTCGTACTGTTTGCCGGTTTTCCATTGGTGCCCGTGGGCGTGCAGGATTTGTGTGCCGGCCACATCAACGGTGGTGGTCATTTCGTCCCTGTCAGGGAAGTGGAAGTGGAGGTTGGGGTATTGGTTGTTGAGCTGGTAGGCTTCTGCGATGGCCCGGCAGCAGTCCACGTCGAAGGAGTCATCGTAGGTGGTGACGCCTTTACCGAATCTTACGGCTTCTCCGTGGTTGCCGGGGATGGAGGTGATGGTGACGTTGGCGCAGTGGTCGAACATGTGGACGAGTTGCATCATGGCCATGCGGGTGAGCCTGATTTGTTCTGTCAAGGGTGTTTGTGTGCGCCAGGCGTTGTTGCCTCCTTGTGACACGTATCCTTCGATCATGTCGCCGAGGAAGGCGATGTGGACTCGTTGCGGTTTGCCTGCCTGTTGCCAGTAGTGTTTTGCGACTATGAGGGAGTGCAGATAGTGGTCGGCGAAGTGTGCTGTTTCTCCTCCGGGGATGCCTTTGCCGATTTGGAAGTCTCCTGCCCCGATGACGAAGGCCGCAGTGCTGTAGTCGGTGCGGGTGTTGTCGGCTGGTTTTGGTGGCTGCCAGTCGGCTATCTTGTCGACGAGTTCGTCCACAGGGTAGGGGTTTGTTGCGGGCTGGTGGTCGATGATTTTTTGTATAGATCGGCCTGTTTCTCCGTTGGGGAGTGTCCATTCGGAGATGCGTGTGCGGCGTACAGTACCATTGGCTAGATCGTCGCGGATGGTGTCTGCTTCGCTGTCGTGGTTGGCTAGCTGTGTGAGTAGCCGGTCAATGTTGTCTATCATCGGATATCCTTTTCTTTGTTTTGGGTGGTGTTGGCTTGTTTGCGGCGATAGTCTTTAATTACGGTGGCGGAGATGGGGTATCCTGCCTGGGTGAGCTGTTTTGCTAGCCACGAGGCGGGGATAGACCTGTCGGCGAGCACGTCGGCAGCCTTGTTGCCGTAGCGTTGAATAAGGGTTTCAGTTTTGGTTGCCATGATATCCTATCGGTTGCGTGGCGGGTTGCCATCCTGTGCGGCAGTCGCCGTCGTGTCCTGGTTTGCGTGTGCACCATGTGATGGTGCCGTCTGTGTGGTTGAGTGTTTTTCCGCACATGACGTTTTGTAGATGCTCCGGCAGCTGGTCAGTGTTGTTGCTGGTTTGCGTGTCGAAGAGTGTTTTCTGGTTGGTGAAATGCTCGGATACGGTGCCGTTGTGTACGGGTAGTATCCATGTTTTCCATTGTTGTTGTAGCCGGGTGTTCCAGTGGAATTGTTTGGCCGCGTTCATGGCTTGTTTTTCGGTTTTGTAGTAGCCGACTAGTATGCGCTGGTGTTCACTGTCGGGTGGGTTTTGGCCTCGCCAGTATTGTGCTGCGACGGCGTACCTGTTGTTGTCTGTGAAGGTTTGCCAGCAGTATTCGATAATGTGCTGAAGCACACTGTCTGGCAGACTGTCAGGGTTGATGGTGGTGTTTTGGGTGATGATGCCGCGGATGGCTTGCCGGTTTTTGGTGGTTGGTTTGAACGAGATGCTCACAGTGCGGGCCTGTCGTCTTGCATGAACTGGTTGAAGGTGTTGTTTCCGGCGTGTTGGGCTTGTGTGATTTGCTGGTCGGTCCAGTCTGGGTGTTGCTGTTTCAGATAGTGCCAGTGGCACGCATTGTAGGTTTCGTCTTGGAGCCGTGTGAGATTGTTTTCTTCGATGATTTGTTTCCACATGGCCCATGACACGTCGAGCCGGTTAAGGATTTCGAGGGCTGGAATGTTGAATTGGTTGAGGAAGAGTATTTCGTGGGTGTAGTAGTTTTTCTCGTAGGCGTCCCATCCGCTTCGGTGCCTGTTGGGCTGGTTTTTGGGGTAGGCTTCCCGGCATACTTTGTGTAAACGCTTGGCCATGTCGTCGGGTAGTTTAATGTCGGGGTTGGCGCGGATCATGGATCGCATCCCATCATAGGTGGTGCCCCAGGTGTGCATGATGTAGGTGGGGTCTTCACCATCAGCCCATTTTTCTGCACAGATGGCGAGGCGGATACGCCTCCTGGCTGCTTGGCTGGTGTTGCGCCGGTTGGGGATTGGGCACGTGTCGAGGGGATCCATGATGTTTTAGTGTACCTTTCTGGTTTCGTGTTGTTGACAGGTTTTACTGTAGCACAGTGTCTAGTGCTTGTGTCAACCCTGTTTTTCCGGCCTGAAGGTAGGTGTCTGTGACATCCCCCAGGGTGAGGGGCACATGGGTGGCTTGGGGGAGCGCTGCCTGGAGGGTTTGGGCCATCTGGCGGCCTGCCTTGTCTGGGTCTGACCATATGTAGATGTGGTCGTAGCCTTCAAAAAATTTGGTCCAAAAGTTTTGCCACGAGGTTGCGCCGGGTAGGGCGACGGCCGACCATCCGCATTGTTCGAGGATCATGGAGTCGAATTCGCCTTCGCAAATGTGCATTTCGGCTGCCGGGTTGGCCATGGCGGCCATGTTGTAGATGGAGCCTGTGTCCCC